AAGTCGCCATCTTTGTTTTCAAAGTGAAGACCGACTGGCAACGTTTCACCGTTTCTCTGTGCAGTAACGACTTCGATCTTAGCATCTTCTTTGTATTCTGCACCGTCTAACAGATAACGCAATTTTTCCAATTGCGGCATACCGAATGTTCCAGTAATTTGCGGATATGGATTTGCAGTCTCTGCATACATGATGACAGTACGATCTTCAGCCATGCTGTCAATCAGTGTCTTTTCATCTGTGCCAGTGATTTTGACAATGTTTAAAAAGCCTAGTTTGTTTGTGTGTGATACGATATCTTTTAATAAGTCTTGCATGATAAATTTCCTTTGTATAAGTTTATTTAGGTTAAGGTAAAAAGTCAACAACTATTTCAGTCAAAGCTGAATAAATTATTGAATGTACTAGATTGCGTGGTACTATCCAAATCATAGTCCAACACACCGATAAGATTTTTAATCTTATTGTTGATAATAACAGCTTCCATCTCAGCGTGATCAAATGGCAGATCTTGGAACCATTTTGGCAAACGCAATTCATCTACAGGATATGCGATGCTGGTATACCCTAGTGGATTAGATTTGACTTTGCAAACAATAACTTTCATTCCATCTACGATTTGCATAGAGTACTTGTCACCGTTCATGCGCTTCAATGTATTCCAGTTGATGCTGGCACGGACATGTCCGGGCATGTTTGCTTTGCCTGCTTTGTTTTCTTTTTCTTGATATTCGGCGATGTTGTTAGCACGTTTGGGACTGCCTTTTTCCCAGCCCGGCCGGGATTTAAATTCAGTTCTAAATTCGCTGATCATTTCTAGAATGTCCTTTTCTTCAGCGCCATTTAGCACTTTGGTCAAAACCTCTTCTAAAAACTTCTGCATGAATTCTGGAGTATCACTGCGCTTGAGATCCAATCCCATGGCCTTGATTTTACCATTCTTACCATCTATATCAGTACGCTTGCCTTCCTTGTCATAATACAATACAGCATAACGCTTCTTGGTAATGAACAGGCCTTTGACAGCAACAATTTCACGCCCTGCTTTGATAACATCACCGCGCGACTTTGGACAATGATATGCATCCAACATATATTGCGGGAATGTGGAATTTACTTCTTCAGCAACAGTATCGTACAGTTGTACTACTGTGCTTTTATCCCACGGGATTAGTCCTTTATTGATGTCGTTCTTTAGACTGTTATATGCGCTGAAGTAGGCCGAGTCTGTATCGCCGTATATAATGGCTTTACCCACATGATCGTATTCGCCGGTTATTACCTCGTTGATTTTAGCAGCCATATGCCTTGCGATCCCGCGTCCGGTAAGTGTAGTTGACTGACCAATACGATTATCGAAAAACCTACAGCCAGCATTAAGTATAGCACCATATAGGCTATTAAGATTAATCTTTTTAACCAGCTGTCTTTTGTCCCAGTATTCTTCTTCAATTTTATTCTCCGCTTTGATTGCTTCTTTGAGTTTGGCCTGCATTTCCTTGCGTTCGCTATACCAACGCTTGAGTAGTCCGGGAATGATACCTTCTCGTTCGTATGTAAAAATAGTACCGTTGGCACTGAGCATCCACGGCTTGCCAGTATTAAAAATTAGGTCATATATTTGGGCCCCACTCATAACATCAGTTTTGCCGTTTTCCCAATCGATGATTATGTCATTGGCACGATCTTGATTGAAGACAAATTCGTATTCATTGCTGCCGAACTTGCCCTCCCATGCTTCGGCAAATCCTGCCCCTTTGGCTATCTTTGCATCAATTTCTGCTTTAGTATAATCTTGACGCAACTGTCCAATGATAGTCTCTGGACCCATGTTCAATGCGCGAATGACTGATGGATACAGACTATTAATGTCCATGCTGCCAATGTAATCATGCAGTCCTTTCTTGGGATATGCTACATATGCACCTGCTGCTTGATTGTTTGCATCTTCATCTCGCTTGGGTCGGCTGGGTACAATAAGTCCACGGTGATGTGCTTCATTTACGATAGCCTGCTCAGTAACAGCAACGGCACCCATTGTGGTCTGTAACAGCACAGTATTTTCATGTGCGACAGTTGACGCAAGACTGATGAATTTTAGTTTTTTATCCAGCTTGTCTAGTAGCGCACAGTCTTGTCTATTATATTCGATGAACTTTCTAAAGTCATTATTATACAGTTGATCCAGTGTGCCTTCATAGACTGTTTTAGTTTCGCCAAGTTCATATTCAGCGATGGCATCCAGTCTATAGCTATGACGTTCTTCGTATGTGTACTTTCTGTACAATTCCAAACTGTCCAAGTGTACGCGACCAACTAGATCATATGTGACAGCATCCTTGCCATATTTTTCGTATTCGCGCTTTTTAGGAAACTGATCCCAGAGGCAAAATCTACGAGTATCTTCTTTACTCAACACTCGTGTAACGCGATTTACGGTATAAGGAATATCATATCCCTCTGAATTCCAACCACTCAATACGTCCGCATCCTCGATTAGATCTAGAAATGATTCAAGCATTTCATGTTCTGTTTCGAATAGTATGGTATTGGGGAAGTCTTTTACCTGTTCCTTCGCCTGCTCCATGGTCAATGTTTTTGGAGGTATAGCAAGACATACTAGGGTATCCATCCACTGCAAATGGACTGCGATGGCAGTAATTGGCATGAACGCATCTTCCGGAGTGCTATATCCGCGCTCAGGATCAAAGTCTACCTCAATATCGAAAAATGCTACATTTAGATTTGGAGCATCACGACCTAGATAGTTTTCTTCTAGAGATCGAAATACTGGGTTGATGTCACTTTCATATAGCTTGTGACTGGAATGTATTTTTTGTTCTTTCACAAATTCCTTCCAACTACGTGCTGTGACTTTGCTAAGACTTTCGCCGTAAATGGATCTAAATTTGCCCCGTTGGTCTGGGTAATAGAACATGTATTTTGCTTGGTAGTCTTGATAGATCCTACCTTTTTTTGGATCGCGTTCAACAACTTGAACGATGTCTTTCTCACGATCCCATCGTGCGTCTACGTAACTCATTTTAATTCTCCTTATGCAATTTGCGGCCTGCACATACCAACATGATCATTTTTGGCTGATCTAACCTTACTCATAAATTATTTATCATCCTAATTAGCCCCACACTGTCGATTGTGACTAGCAGAGCTGCGTTTGCCAACATGCCAAAAGATCTACGGCTATAGCTAGCCCAAGCATACATGCAACACTGGCAAATAAAAATAGGATACAAGATAATAAGAGGCGGATTAGGGACAGTGAGCGCCATAGCAATCGCACACGAGATAGATAGAAACCAAGCCGTAGTTTCCACGATAAAACGAAGAGGGTATGCTCTATAGTCATCTCTAATCCATTTAAAAATATTTGTTACAATATCATTCATCAGTGCGACGATGTGAATGACCGCTGATGTCTACGATAGTTTCTAGGTCATCAAACTCTTGCCAAACGCTATCCCATTGATCTTTTTGTGCAATACGGATTGCTTTTTTGATTACACTGGGTTTGACTTCCAGTTCTTCTGCCACTGCTTTGATCGTATCATTCAATCCTTCTTGAAGGTCTTGAATTTCCTGCATAACGGTCATGCCCTCTGCAACGATCTGTTTAATTTTGGCCTGCTCAGGCGCTCCAAATGCTTTGCCCATAAAAAATCTCCTTGTAAGTAAGTATACACTAGACAAGGAGTTCTGTCAAGGTTTATTTTATAACCTGGTTACAATAGCATCCCAATTGATTATTTTCCATTGATTTTCCAAATACTTCTTTTTGTTGGCTTGGTAATCAAGGACCCAAGAGTGTTCCCACCAGTCTATTAGCAGTACTATATCGCCTTTGATTTGGTGATTGGTGATAGTTTTGATCTCGCCGTTTCGAGCAAGGTATACCCATCCGCTGCCCTGTATTCCCATGGCAGTCTTTTCAAACTTTTCTTTAAATATTTCCCAAGTTTTGAAATGTTGTTCGATGAATCCTAAAATAGCACCATCAGGCATATTGCCGCTTGTTGGTTTTTGGAATTGACTGAAATAAATGCTGTGTAAGTATGCACCTGCTTCGTTAAAGTCTGCATCACCCTCACCGTTGTTGAATCTATCTACATACGCTTTGTACAACTTGCCATAATGATAGTCTATGGCTTTTTCACTTAGGCTAGGTTCTAAATCGTCGTGATCATAACTCAAAGAAATTTGAGTCAAATCTTTTGGAGTTCTACCCTCGACAATTGTCTTAATGAAACTATACATTATTT